TCACTATTGGCTAATCGGAAAACCGTGCCAAAGTAATGCAATGTGGGATATGTGATGTCTGTCAAGATACCTCGGGCAATAAGGATGTGGTCCTCACTACAACCGAGGCCTCTCAGAATATCGATCATAATTCCTGCAGCAGCCGTCGACACCTGGGCAGACATAGTCTGATCAAATGCAGCATAATCCAGGGCGACAACTCTGTCCCCTTGCTCAACGAAGAGATACTGAAAGAGCTCCTCAGCCTCAACGCTATCCATGTTTATTCCTTTTGCAGTCTCAAATAGAAACTTATGTCGGGACATGATGCGTATAATAGGGCCCAAGTACTGCCGACATAGCAACAAGAAAGGAAAATTGCTGCCCATAAACACACGAGCCTTCACTTTCTCACGCGGGAGAAGCTCATTGGTCTTAATCGAGCACTTAAACAAAGGGTGACAGGCAATTCCTGACCTATACCGCACCAACATCTCTTGCATCTCTTCTTCCACATTAACACCAGCATGCTCAACAAGCACACGTGGTATAGCTGGAATAGTAGGATCAAATGGATCCGGCTCTAGATGATTGATTTTTCGCCCAGAATATGGGAAGCCATTTGACGTCGAATTATCAATACCATAGAAGGCCTCACCCTCAACCCCATCCAATGCCTCTTGTAGAGACAAAGGGCGACTAAGCTCACCTTTGTCGGCAATCGAAAGACCAACAACCAAGTCAACTATAGGCTTCTTGTAGTCTGCAACAGCATGATCGAGCTCCCGGAGAGAGAACTCTTGGTTGGGAGAGGTAAGTCGTGTTAACGCCTTCCTCTTATGGATACCGTGATTAATCTGCTGGGGTGGGCAAAATTTTGGCCGACCAAACTCCGCAACAATAGCCTCCTTAAAAGGATGCTTAATGTAGGGGTTCTTGAAGGTAGCCCCTTGTCCATGCATCACACCAAACATCTGGCAATTGTGCTCTTCGATGGGTTTGTCGAGGCTATCATCTCCTATTTCTAGGCCTAATAGACCCACATCCTCCACAAGATGTTGAGAGCCAAGTTGTAGGTCTCCCTGGTTGAGAGGTATGAAACCCTCAAAATACCGTAATGCAGTTTTCACATCCTCTACGGTCAAGGCTGAGCAAAGGCCAACCTTGCCATTACCTGCTACATGAATACCATAGATGATCGCTTTACTAAAGTCGACTACCAAGGATCCACACATGCCCTCTCGGGTTCCCAAATTACATGGGTAGCGGTATGGTTTAACCAAAGTCACACACTCAGGTCTCTGGGTAGTGATAGTGGATGATAGTAAGGACCATCCAGGCTCCAGCCTCGTCGAAGAAACATAACGAGTCTGGGTGTCCAGATCGATGGAGACCAGATTTATAGCCTGGCTTGCCAAAGGAGTAGGACGCCCTAAGAGATAGTCAAGATAACCTCTCCTTGGGACAGCGG